CACCTGCTGCGGCGAATCCGGATTCACGTCGCGGCCGACAGCCGCCTGGAACTCGGCACGCAGGCGATCCGACTTCTCCTGGTACTCGCTGATGAACTTCGCGCGCAGCTGCGGGTTGATGCCCATCCCGAGCATCGCCATCGAGCGGCCGATGCGGAACAGCTCCATGTCCTCGCCGTAGATGTGCCCCTGCTGCGACCACGCCAGGTTTTGCTCCACGTACGGTGTCGACTGCTGCGTGACCGAGATGTCGAAGCTGAGGTAGTGATCGAGGATCTCGTCGCTCTTCACGCTGGAGTGCTTGACGTCGTCCTTCCATCGCGGGGCGTCCGTGTACATCGAGCCAGCGAAGTCGAGGCCGTGCGGCAGCTCGGAGGTGATCCCGATCTGGTGCCCCACCATGCCGTCGAACATGCGCTCGTCGGGCAGCGGCATCCCGTGGCGCCAAAGCACCACGGAGTCGAACGCCACGCCGTTCCAGGTATCGATACGCGGCGCGCGCTGGAAGTAGTCCGCGATGGCGCGGGTCTGCGCTTGAATCTCGTGCATCGGCAACAGCAGGTGCCCGTGCACGGACAGCGGCGCGTAGATCATCACCTCCGTCGAGGTGCCGATGCCCACGCGGCGCAGGTTGCACGTCCACTGGTCCACGCCATCGGTCTCGACGTCGACCGACACGCGCTCGCGGTGGACGGCAAGGAAGTTGTGCACCTCCGCGGCAGTCTTCGGCACGAAGTACCACGGATCCTGCCAGGTAGATTGGCCGCGGGAGAAACGCACGGCCTTCTTCACGTCGGCGTGGAAGATCGGGCGCATGACACGCCCCTCGTCGCGCATCACGAAAGCAGCGTGTGGGATCGCCATCGCTGGTGGACCGCTGTTCGGCAGCTGTAGCGGCGTGCCGCGCACCTTCATCACCGAGGTGCTGCTGCCGAAGCCTGCAGCCTGCACGCTAGCGCCGCCCATGAGCACCACGTACTTGGCTTGCGCGATCTCCGCCTGCAGCCGTGGTCGACACGCTTCGATCGGAGACATCAGCCCCTGCCGTTTCACGGTGCGCAGGTACCGCTTCATGTCGTCGGGCGGACGGCACAGGGTGGCGTTGGTGTAGCCCACGCGGTCCATCGGCGCGCCGGCGTCGCGCAGCGCCGTTCGGATCTCGCGGCCCGAGGCGCCGATCAAGGTCTGGCCCTTCTCAACCTCCGTGCTGCCCGGGGCCTCAGCGACGACGAGGATCTCCATCGGGTTGAGCGCGTCGGTGTCAGGCGGATGCGTCGGGGGTACGGGGCCTGCACCGCAATTCAGCAACGGACACCGCCAGCACTCCGCCCCCGCCTGAACAGCAGCAACGTGCTGTGGCGGAATCGGCGTGCCGGCGGTGTCGGTTGCGCTCACGTGCTACCCGATCTCGATGTTCGCGATCACGTGCTCGAACCAGACGACCTCACGGCCGCCTGGCAGCTTGATCGTGACGAAGCCGTCTTCGATCTCGACGTCCTCGACGATCGTGTACGTCGTCTGCTGGTAGCCGCTCTCGGCCGTCGGATTCACCACAACCTTCTTGTCCTTCGCCATCTGTGCCTCCTTGTTGTTGCCTCCGCTGCCGGTCAGTCCTGCAGCATGAGAATTTTCGGATCCGCGCCGAACAGCCCGCTCGACTGCCCGAGCGCCGTCATCATCGTGTTGAACAGCGTGCTCGCCGCCAGCCGGTACTGCTCCAGCGTGATCCGCCCGCGCAGCAGCGACGCACGCATGAACAAGAACGCGGTTCGTGCCACGTCGGCCAAGCAGTGGGCCTCGATCTTGGCCGCCTGCTTCTCCGCCCACAGCTTCCCTACCTGGCTGCTGGTGTCGCCCTTCGACGCCAGCCCGATCAGCTGCGCCATGTCGTCGAGCGCGAAGCCTGTGCGGCGAGACACCGCGCCGAAGTCTGTGAGGTAGTCGAATAGATCCGTGTGGTCCCCGTTGTACCGGTGGCGGTAGTCGCCCACGTACCACGTCATCGGGACGCCCAGCCGCATCGCACGCAACGACAGCACGGGCAAGTCGAACCCGCGTCCATTGAACGACACGAGCTTCGGACGGTGCTGCTCCACGTACGTGGACCACGCCGCGAGCAGCGCGCGCTCATCGTCACCGAACATGCTCGTACCGATCACGCCGAGACCGTTGGGCGCCAGCACGAGATCGTCACCCAGCACGACCATACCGATAGCGATCGGGCGGTGCGCGTGCAGCGGTGCGAACACGTCCTCCGGTGCCTTGACGGGCTTGGCCTTCTTCTGTGACGGGCAACCACGCTTGTGCTTCGCGAGACCTGTCGGGGCCGGCACGCACGTGCACGCTCCGGGCTCTTCGGGCGCCGCCGGCTTCGGGGGCGTCCACAGCGACGTGTCAGTGATCGTTTCGATATCGAACACGAGATGGGGCATCAGGGGGCCTCGCGAATCTTTTTGAAGCAGTGCAAAAACAACGTCTTTCGCGTCCGAATCGGCGTCTGGCCGGGCATTTCTTGGCCATCAGAATGAACGCGCACATCAGTTACGTACAGCTCTGCCACGGTCACGATCTTCACGTATCGCGCGGCGCCGAACGCGTCCTTCTCACGATCCAGCCACAGCTGGCCCGGGGCAATTTCATTAGTCATTGCAAACCCAAAAAGTGCCCCGGGGCCGAGCGGCGTCCATCTCTCGACGGAGGAGTGTACGCTCTTCCGCCGCCCGACCCCGGAGGCTTCAGGAAGCTATGCGACCCGCGGCGGCGGGAACGCGAACGGCGGCGCTCCCGTGGGCTGCGGAGCACCGTTCGCCGGCGGCGGCGTGGCCGGCTGCGGTGCGGGCTGCCACGGCGCTGCGGATCCTGGAGGCGGCATCTGCCCCGGCACGAATACCGGAGCTGCGGGCTGCAGCATCTGCTGCGGGGGCTGCGGCTGCTGGAACTGCGGTGCCGGTGGAGGAGGCGCCATCGCCGGCACCGGCTGCATCGGTGCTGCGACCATCGGCGCCGGCGCCACGGTCTGCTGCGCCGGTACCGGGATCGCCGCGGTGGTCGGCGCACCGGGCAGCCCGACACCGAGGCCCGGGAACGAGGGGACGCCGCCGGGAAGCGCGCCTGCCTGGCCCACGCCCGCGTTGGGCTGCCTCGGCTTCGCCGGCCAGCGGAACTTGGTTCCGCCCGCCGCCTTGGCCTCGCCGTACTCCTTGGCCATAACGTACGGACCGATTCCGGTGCGCGGCTGGCCGTCGTCCAGGTACGCCTCGGTCTTGAGGTACACCGTCTGGCCGATCAGCATGCCGGGCTGGTAGGTCAGACCGGCACGTGCGTTGTCGAGCGCGCCGGTGATCGAGGCGATGAGCCCGCGCCACAGGAACCACGTGTTGCCCTTCGACGAGGTGGGATCCGGCATGAACTTGGACAGCTTCCGGCCGAGCGCGTCGGGGTCTTGGATCTCGAAGTACATGAACACGCCGGCGGACTTCGACGCGTCCGTGCGCGCTTCCTCCTTCACGATCTTGGCCATGTAGTAGCCGTCCATCTCCAGGTTGTCCGTCTGTTCGATGGGCGACCAATTCGGATCGGGCGGGATGACCAGCACGAAACCGCCGCCCGGCGCCGGGGCTTGCGGCGCTGCGCCGGGCATCTGTCCTGGTACGGGCATTCCTGGGAATCCACCACCAAAGCTCATGTCGGTTCTCCTTTGTTGTTCAGTTCCTCGCGAAGCTCTTGAAATCGATCGGCCGTGTTGGCGTCCAGGGCCTGTACTGCAGCGACGTACGCTTCGCGTGCTGCTGCCGTGAAAATTTCTTCTGGCATGCCGGCATACACGGCCGTGATCGCCAGCGTATCGAGCCCAGACGACAAACGAAGTTCGAACGCTGCCGTGTCACGTGCCTGACAGCGCAACGCCGCAATGGTACGCGGGTCTATCTCGACTTCGATTGGCATCAAATCCCCTTGTACGGCGGCTGGCGCTGACGAAGAAACCCGCCGAGGTCCGCCGGGACGGCCGCCAATGAGCAGCCTTCACGATTCTTCGTCAGCCAGTAGCGAAGATCAGGCGGCTGGCTCATCGGCCCGAGCGCCTCCGGCCAGTCGTTGCCGCCGGTGAAGTACACGCGCTGTGGCGGCTGACCGATCTGGCTCGGAAGGTACCCGACGCGCAACACGGTGTCGAGCTGCCCGTACCACTCGCGGATCAGTGAACGCGGGGACAGCTTCATGCCACCGGGGTACGCCACGCCGTCCTGCACCGCGGGAGGCTCCGCATGGCAGATCATCACGCAGTGGATGCCGAGCATCCGAATCCACTCGCGCATCATGAAGAGGCACTGGCGAACGTAGAGCGGCACCTGGAACTTGTTCTTGCTGCCTTTGTAGAGCGCCTCGCCCTCGTTGTAGAGGTAGGAGGTGAACGCGGTCATGCCGTCGAGCACGAGCCCGCTGTAGCGTCCACGCGTCTGGCCGAGGTACGCGAACACTTCCTGCATCTGCGGCCACGACTTGATCGTGCAGTCCGGCTGCGCGGGGATGGGAAGCCCGCGGCTCGCCAAGATCTTGAACGCGCCGTCCTCGCAGGGGACACCGAACGGGACGCCGCCACCGTTGGCGAACAGCGAGAAGGCGTCCGTGGTTTTCTGGCAGCCTGGATCGCCGTAGAGCATGACGTTGATCGGTTGCCCGGCGATGTGCGCGTAGGCGTCTTGGCCTTCGAGGATTTTCATCAGATTCCGCCTCGTGCACACGTGTCGTCGCCGGCGCGATCGAACTCTAGCGCTAGCGCGTCGAGCAGATCCTGCTTGTCGCTATCCAGTGAGCGGGCGCCGTGCGCCACAGAGCAGAGCATCGCGATCACCATTGCCTCGGCTGATACACCCGCGAGGAGCGCTGCGTTCATCATGACGAGCACCATGCGGTGCGCTGGCATGTTGTCGCTTTGATCCACTTGAATTTTGAAGGCCATTGGCTTATTGCCCGTAGCTCTTCAGCAGCTCAGCGCGTGCAGCTTCGATCAGCTCAGCTGAATACACGCGCTTCGCGCACGTGGGGCAGATCAAAACGTTGATGAGCGGAACACTTTCGCCCTGCCCCGGCGCCGTGATGACGGACAAGAACCAGCCGGCCTGCACCGCCGTCTTGAACACGGTGGCGTCCGTGAACGGCACCGGTACCTTCAACAGGTCTTCGCAGCACTTGTTGTTGTGCTCAGCGCACGACAGCCCGACGCACACGTTTGGTTCGTTAGCCATCAGCCCCTCTTCGTGAATTCGTTGATCCGCACGAGCCCATCCGAGCACAGCGGATTGAAGTCGCACGGTCCGTACACGCGCACGCAGCTTTCATACACGCGTGGTCGGTTCGTCGGGTCCGGATACGCCGCGCGCATCGCTTTCAAGTTGCGCAGCGCCCACACAGTGTCTTCCCACAGGCGCCCGTACGCCACGGCTGAGATCGGAACGTCGAAGCGGGCGAACTTCGGCGAGAAGTTCTGCAGGTCGTAGAACCCCATCTTGCTTGGCTTCGGCCGCGTCATCGCGTTGATCACCACGCGCTTGACGTCGTACCCGAACGTCCGGGCGAGCGCGAGCTGCGTGAGCATCTGCCGGTCGGTGCGATACTCGTACCCGGTCTCGCGCTTGATGTAACCCTTGGTTTTGTGGTCGACGATGATGCAGTCGTTGCCTTCCATTGCAAGGAGATCGAGGCGTGAGGTATACGGCTCGCCCTCCAACGACACCTCGAACTGGTGCTCGACCAGCAACGGCCTCCACTGCGGCGGCCCCCAGAACGCCTGATACGCGTCGAACACGTAGAGTGCCACCTCCGCCAGCTCAGGACGATGCGCGCCACACGTCCAGAGTGCAGTACGGCCGTCCGGGTACACCAGCCAGCTCGGGCGTTCCGCTAGCAGCATCCCGTACCGGTACGCGAGCCCCACGTGAACGAGCGTTCCGATCAGCGTGACGTCCTTCTCGACGATGGGGCGAAGGTACATCTCTTGTGAGAACGCCTCGTACTGCGGACAGATGCACGCAGCGCCGATCCTGTGTGGACCTTGTTTGGAAGCACCGCCGGGCCAGATGGCACCGGTGCCGGTGTTCACGTTGCCTGAATGCGAATCGGCCATCAGGCGGGCGTAGCGGCGAGAAGGACTTGCGCCTGAGAAATGAAAAGCGCGTCAGCGAACTCGACGCCGCCGTTCTCTGCGGTCGCTTGCATCCGGCGGAACACGATAGCCGCTGTGGCGAGCGCCAGATCGAGCGCTTCGCCCGGTAACGGCGCTTCAATCTGCATCTGACCGGCCAGCTCCCGTGCTCTTGTTTCTACGTCCATGTGGCCCCTCCTAGTCTTCCGTTGAAGCGAGACCCTTCAACCGTTCGAACAACGACTCGATGATCGATTCGCTGCTTCGGCCGCCGAGCATTGCCTGCATTTCCTGTTGCTCGGTCTGCGCCCCCATCGTCTGCTGGATCATCGACAGCTTCGAGATCACGTGCTCCGCCACGGCTTCGTCGATCGTTCCCACGCCAATCACCCAGCGGATTAGCACGCGTACGTCGCCGCCGATGCGGTGGAGGCGCTTCACGGCCTGCAGCAGCTCGTGTGGCTCCCACGTGAGATCCGCGAAGATGCCGAGGTGCGCGCCGACGAGCGAGATGGCGAGCCCTACCGAATCGATCGTGCACACGAACGCCGCTGGCGCCGCCACCTCGCGGAACACCCCCGCCTGCGCGTCGCGGCCCTCGGGCGTCATGTCGCCGTGCACGCACGCCACGTGGCAGTCGATCTTGTCGCGGATCCCCTTGGCGATCGCGTCGGCCTGCTCACGCATGTACGTGAACACCACGATCTTCTGCTTCGCTTCGAGCGCTTCGACGGCCATCTCGATCACGGCTGCGCGCTTCGCCCGCGCGGTCATCCGCAGCGCCTTGACCACCGCGCCTGCCTTCGCCTGGATCGCCGAGTAGCCTTCGTGGCGCGTCGGTGCGCTCACCTCGACGTCCACGCGGAACACCTCGTGCCGGATCTCAGGCAGCTCCAGCTTCACGCCTTCGGCGGTGCGGCCGAGCATGAAGAACGTGAGCCGCCGCGACAGCTCATCGAGCCGCTCGCCGCCCTTGTCGATCCAGCCGTACTGGCCCTGGAAAGCCCCGCAGTGCACGCGCGCCCACGGCCAGTAAGGCCCGGCGAGCCCGTCGGACAGCAGATCGATCAGCGCCCACATCTCGCGCACGTGGCTCTTCACCGGCGTGCCGGACAGCCCCCACACCACGGGAATGCCGTGGCAGGTGGCCTTTGTAGCGTTCCGCCGGCGCGACGTCCTCCCGCCGAGCACGTGGAACTCGTCGAGGATCGCGATCAAAAATCGGTTCGCGAGCCAACGCTGCCACCCGGGCAGGTGCGCGAGATCGTGCACCACCCCAGAGGCGTCGCTGCGTCGAGCGCCGTACAGGATGTCGTAGTTCGCGATGATGTAGCGCGCCTGCGGAAGCAGATCGGGCTTGAGCCCGTCGAGGATCGCGGCGTCGTGACCTGTCCAGCGCTTGATCTCGCGCTCCCAGTGGCGCTTCGCCAGCGCGGGGCAGAGCACGAGCACCACGGGTGTCGTCGGCGTCGGCACGATCCCGAGAGAGAGCCGCGCCTCGGCAGCGCACAGCGCCTGCGAGGTCTTCCCGATCCCCATGCCGTCGGTGAGCGCCGCCCAGTCGCGCTCCGCCAGGAACGCGGCGCCCTCGCGCTGGTAGCCATAGAGCCCCGCGCGGGTGCCGTACTCGATAGCACGCTCACGTGCACCAGCCACCCCTGGCCACCGCACCGGTGTGTTCTTGGGTGGCCCCAGCACGGCCTCCACCAACCACGCCGCGTCCACCGCGCAGCTGGTGTTCCCGTCCCGCGTGGTGATGGCGCCGGGCGCGTGCCACTCGTCCAGCTTGCCGTGGTACACGTACGGCCGACCACCACGTGGGTGGATGCTGGGCTTGAGCACGGGCCGCAGCGACGCCGCGGGCGTGGGGAACTGGATGATCTGCGCGTCGGGCATGCGAGAGATCGGCTCGAAGAGCGTACGGCGAAGGTTGTACTCCTGGCTCCTGGATGCCGTCAAACGGAAAATTCTCGCCAGACGAGAATCCAAGATCTTGACGGTTGTCAGGTGAACGAGGTACAAGCCGTGACCGCTCGTGTTCTCGGACCTGATCAGCGACGTCCTACCGCAGCGATCCGGGTTTCTCCGGAACTACGTCGACTACGCGACTCAGTGCTCCGACGCGCCGGAGATCTATCACGTGGGCGTTGGGCTCACGGTGTTCGCGTCGGCGGTCGCACACAAGATCAGCTGCCCGTGGCTCGCCGGCCGCGAGCTGATGCCTAACCTGTACACGCTGCTCATCGGACCGAGTCGATCGGCGCGCAAGACGGCGTCGATGGACGCCGGCATCGAGATCCTGCAGAGCTGTCAGCACGAGCTAGTGATCCCGATCCCGGGATCGTA